CACCGGATCCGGGCCGCTGTTTTTTTGTGTCCGTTTTCTGCAGCTCTCGCGCGTTGGTGAGAGTTGAGCAATCTCGCTACCGCGTTACCGCTGTGCTCGCCGTCGAGCTGCCGCCGGCTGCTCTCGGCCGGCCTGCCGCCGGGCTTCCTGGTTCGGCTGCTCTAGCAGCCGTTTCTTTGTGTCTCGGCAGTTGTTTTTCAGTCACCGCAGAGGGAGGTAGGGAGGAGGAGGGCAGGGGCTTGCCTTGCTTTGAAACAAGGCAAGCTGTGTTACCGCGTCGGTCGGACGGTCGGTATCGGTTGGGCTCCGTTAGTGGAGCAAGCTCGGCAGGCGGGTTAGTGGCACTGCAGCGGCGGCATATGTCTTGATCTCTGGCGGCCCGGCTAGGCATGGCTGTAACTGCTGGCGCTTCTTCGATTCCGGGGCTCGCGCTCTCCGGTGAAACAGTCTGAATCAAGACTCGACAATAGAACCGGCTCAAACCCGGATCTGCCGCGTGCGCGGCCTGGTCTTTGGGATTTATACCGCCGGGGCGGTAAGCGTGGCTCAGGACTCGTACCACGGTCCTAGCAACCGTTGGCGCAGTTTGCTAGGCTTTCTCTGTTGGTTGATCTGATTTTGAAGATATCCCCTCGGTTGGCGCCGGGGGGATATCGCCGTTTTACGGGCGTGTTCAGAAAGACTCTACACGCTAAACGCGTAGATAAGCGAACAGCGGCCGGCGAGTCTCCACTCGCCGGCCGCTGCCGTTGTTTCCGGGCCCTATTCGAACAGGTTTCGCTTGCTCTTACGCCGGCCGCTGCTGCCGCCGGCGCGCCACGTGAGGCCGGGGGCGATCCTCACAGTCAGCCGGCCGCGGCTGTTCACAGTCACCGGGCCGACGCGCTTAGACACGCTCACGCCGGATTTCGACACGTTCAGGGCCGCGCCGCGCCCGAGGCTTACGCGCTTCCGAAATATCCATCCCATAGCTCTACACTCCATCATTCGGGGTTCGGGTCGCGAGGTCGCGGGCCGTATCGATCGCTTCATTCCAATCATCGACGCTGATCACGCCGCGTTCATCGATCACATACTGCAGGGCGCCGACAAAATACGGCAGCGCGGCCCGCGTGACGCCGGCCGCCGTCACTTTCAGCGGCCCGCGGCTGCTGCTCTCGCCGGCGCTCACGCTGCGGCCTCGAGGCATGTTGGGCAAGTGGCCTGCCGGCGCATCGTCGTCATGCTGCCGCGGGCGCCACATACGCCGATGTAGGGCTGATTTCCCGCGTTTCCGACGTTCCCGGCAAGGTGAGTAACCTCGGCTGCCGCCTCGGCGTCAATGGTGATTCCGGTCATTCTGTGCGCTCCCTGGTCCGTTTGAACTACCTAACAGATCTCAACCTACACGCGTAGCGCGTAGATAAGCAATACCCGAGTACGCAACACGCCGGCGGCCGGGCATAGGAACGGCCGCCGGCAGGCTGCCGGCGGCCGTTGCGGGGCCCTGTTACGCGATCGCCTGGCGGACGGCCGGCGATCCGGGCCATAGGCCGTGATCGTAGCGGATCGGGGCCGGGTCGAGGTATTGCAGCTGGGGCGGCCCGGCCGGCGCCGGCGGCACTGCCGGGCCCTGCTGCTGCGGCTGCTGCTGCTGCGGCCCTGGCGCCGGCTCGATACGCGAGATCACGCCGGTCACGGTCGTTTCGCCGGCCGCATCCTCGAGGCCGAGCAGATAGGTAATGCGGATTCCCGTTTTCTGCTCGAGCAGTTCGAGTTCGTCGAGTTCCCACGGGGCCGTGCCGGTGTACCGGCGCGAAAAGCTCCCTTGGGTCATGCCTATTTTTGCGGCTACCTCGGTTCCCTTGAGCTGCAGCTCGCCCATTCGGCCGCGCAGGCGCCGGGCTACGGCCTGGGAAAGTGTTTCGTGTTCGCCGGATCGGCCGGCCGCTGGAGTCGTCATTTAGCGAATCTATACGCGCGGCACGCGTAGGGCAAGCGGCGACATATAACACGCGTACCTGTATTTAAAATGTGAGTATCCGCGCGAGTAGATAGCAAGTAGTCGAGTACCTATGCGCGTGAAAAACCGAGTACCGGGTAGCTATACCGCACGGTATAGAAAAAACGCGACGCGCGGAATTTACGCGATAAATTAGATCTGTACTCGGTCGGCGTGTATTGTCTCGCCTATGAAGAAAACACCTGCAGCTGTAGCTCAGCGCGTGAAAGCCGAGGCGGCCCGGCAGGGGATCCCGCAGGCCGCGCTCGCCGACGCTATCGGCGTTACCCAGCAAAACGTATCCCGCCGGCTCGCCGGCACGGCTCCGATCTCGGTCGTCGAGGCGGAACTATTCGCCGCGACGCTCAACGTCTCCGTCGCGTGGCTGTTCGGCGAAACCGAACTACGCGCCGCGCCGGTGCCGGCGCCGGCCTAGACAAAAGAAAACAGCCCGGCACGCGCCGGGCTGTTTCACTCGCCAGGCTCTGCAGGCCGGGCAAACACAACAAACAACACGCAAAGGATATCAGCCATGCCAGAAGCTCAGCCCGGCCGCCGCGTCTATTTCAGCGCAGAAGATCACGCCTCACTTGCCGATTCGCCGACGTCGGCACAGCAGGCCGCGCAGACGATCGCGGCAACCCGCCGGCAGAACCTCGCTGAAAACCTGATCCGCAAGGCCGATAAGGTCGCGCTCGCCGTCAAGACGCTGCGGGCGATGGACGAAACCGGCAACACTCAGCACGCCATGCCGCACCTGCAGACCGCCGTCGCGGATCTCAACGCCGCGCACCGGGCCGTGGTCGACGACGTAACTAAGGCGCTCGAAACCTACGATCGCCGGCAGCGCATGATTCGCGGGCTCTCGCTCGCCGCAGCAGCCGAGGCCGATCACCCGGCCGGCGCTGCCGCAGCGGATCCCGCACCCGGCCGCCGGTTCCATGATCAGGGAATCATCGCCGAGGCCGCGGCCCGGCTCAGTGCCGGCAAGATGCCGGCCGTCACGATCTCCCACGTCGGCGGCAAGCCGGGCCCGCGGGCGCAGGCATGAGCGCCAAGACACGCGCCGAGGTATTCGTGCAGCCAAAGAACCGCCGGCCACTCAAGAAAACGGCGATCGTGCTCTACGCGAACCGCGCCGAGCTGAAAAAGCAGATCCAGGCCTACGCCGCGACGGTATGGATCAACGCGAAAAGAATCGACGTCGACGATAACAGCCTCGAGATCCTGGTCGACGGCGCGGCCGTCGCGAACTACCGTCTCCATATTCCCGGCTCACCCGCGCACGCGGCGCCGGTCCAGGTCGTCACGAAACACCGCGGCGCACCGGCCCGGCACCTGCTCGCGCAGCTCGCCGTTATCGCCGCCGGCCTGATCCTCACACTCGCCGCCGGCCCGCACATCAACGGCGCATACATCGCCGGCGCCGCGCTCGCCGTGTTCGGCATCTACCGGCTCGGCCTCGGCGTGCAGCGGCGCGAGGCCGCGCTGTGACGGCCGCGCGGATCAAGGCGCTTGATCTGTTCGCCGGCACCGGCTGGGGCGTCGCGTGCCGGCGCCTCGGCATCAAAGAATCAGGGGTAGAGATCATGCCCGAAGCCGTCGCGACGCGCACGGCTAACGGCATGGAAACGATCTATAACGACGTGTGGGACGGGCTGCAGCTCACGGCCGAACAGCACCGGGCACAGTACGGCTCTTACGGGTTACTGATCGCCTCGCCGCCGTGCCAGACTTTCAGCCTGGCAGGCAAGGGCGCGGGCCGCGACGCACTTAACGACGTGCTCGAGGCGATCGAGCTCCACGCGTACAAAGACGCCGACGCGCTGCTGCGGTTCGGGGCTAAGCACGATCCGCGAACCGCGCTGGTGCTCACGCCGCTGGCCTACGTGTGGCGGGACCGGCCGAGGATCGTCGCGCTCGAGCAGGTTCCTACCGTCCTGCCGGTATGGGAAGCGTGCGCCGAGGTCATGCGCGAATGGGGTTACGAGGTCGAAACCGCCGTGCTCAACGCCGAACAGTACGGCGTACCGCAGACACGAAAGCGCGCGATCCTGGTCGCGCGCCGCGGCGGCCCGGTCAGCCTGCCCACGCCGACGCACTCCCGCTACTACTCCCGCACACCCGGCAAGCTCGATCCCGGCGTAAAAAAATGGGTCAGCATGGCCGAGGCGCTGGGCTGGCAGGACCGCAACCCGGCCGATCAAGTTTTCTGCCCTACGAACCTGCGGCCTAACGCCGGATTCCGGGCCGGTGATCGGCCCGCGTCGTCGCTCGCGTTTGGGCACGATAAGCCGCGCTGGATCACACCCGACGAGCTGGCGGAATACCGCGAAACCGGCGAACCGAATCCCGGCGTCAAACTCACACAGGACGAGGCCGCCGCGCTGCAGTCCTACCCGGCCGTATTCCGCAACGGCAACCAAACCCACGCGGCTAAACGGCCGCTCGACGCACCCGCTCCTACGATCATGTTCGGCGCCCGCTCCAACAAGGTCGAATGGATCGATCCCGCGCTCGCCGATGATCCGGCGGCCTCGGGGGAACGTGTCACAGTCGACGAGGCCGCCGCGCTGCAGTCCTACCCGGCCGGGCGTGGCCTGAGGAACCGGCCCGCGCCGACGATTACCGGCGGCGGCACCGAGGCCGGCGGCGCCGAACCGATCGCGAAATACCGCGAACGCTACACAAGCAGCCCGGATTGGGTCGGGTCCACGGAACGGCTGACGGCAGCCGAGGCCGCCGCGCTGCAGTCCTACCCGACGCGCCTCGCGGCAGCAGGGACGGCGGGCGGCCTGGCGACGGCGGAAGCGCGCCCGGCATGGACGTTTGAACGCCCGTCGACGACGGTCGTCGGCACATTCTCACCGGACGTTATTTCAGCTCCGGCAGGCCGGGCTAAGGGAGGCTATAGCAGGCAGAATCAGCCCGGATCGGTGAAAGTCTCGCAGGGCCAAGCCGCCGCGCTGCAGTCCTGCCCGGTAGAACCGCCATTCGTATTCTGCGGCACGAAAACGAAGCAGTTCCTGCAGATCGGTAACGCCGTGCCGCCGCTGCTCGCCGAGCATATCCTCGCGGCACTGGTCGGGATCCCGGTAAGCGCGGCCGCCCAATGAGCGCGAACCATAACAGCAACCACAGACAGGAATAGGGCATGACGCAGACAATCAAGCTCGAGCAGCTGGCGGGCACCGGGCCGGCGCTCACGATCGAGGACGTCGCGACGCCGGCGCAGGTCAAGGCGATCACCGAGGCCGAGCTGATCCGCGGTATGCGGCGGGCGCTGCAGCCGTTCAAGACGCGCGCCGACGCGCTGTATCCGCGCGCCGGGATCCGGCGCCGGCCTGATGGGCGGTGGCACTGCCGGATCTGGCTCGATCCCACGCTGCCGGAATTGGTCGGCACGCCGTGCGATGCGCTCGCCGCGGCCGTCGAGTTCGGGCACATGGCTGCAGGCATCGCCAGGCAGGGCGCCAAGTGAGCCGGCACGTAGCGGGCCGCCGGCCGCGCTCGGCCTGGCTCACGGCCTGGGAGATCTCGCACCGCGCGCGCCTGATCCGGCGCGGGCCGTGGGGCCTGATCCTGCGCGTCGTCGCTTACTACATCGTGTGCCTGCTCGCCGTGCTGACGCTCGCGATGCTGATCTCGGGCGGCAAGTAATGGCGCGGGATTCGCTCGCCGACGTCGACGACGCCGAGGCCGATCGCATGATCCGGCAGCTGCTCACGCGGCCGGCCCGGCCCGCGCAGCTCACGCACAAGCCGGACAAGCTCGCCACATGCACAAGCTGCCGGGGCGTGCTCAACGAACAGACCGGCGAATGTAAATGCTCAGACTGAAAAGGAACTAGGAAAAATGCCTCACACAATCAACGCGGACGGATCCGCGACGTACTCGGTAACAGTGCCGGCACCGATAGCCGTCACACTCGAGGACAACGGCAGCACGTACCGCGCCGGCGGGGCGACGTTCATCGCATCCCCTGACTCACCCGATGATTCGGCGTGGCTGCAGCTGCTCGCCGGGCAGCTCGCGATCGCCGACGAACGCGAAGCGCGCGCCGAGGCGACAAAGCTCGCGGCCCGCGACGCGCTCGCCGCAGCGCTCTATTCGGCCGACGTCGCCGGCGATACCAACGCCGGGCCCTGGTCAGTGCTCACAGACGACGCGCGCGCACCGTACCGGACCAAAGCGGACAGCCTCGGATCCCTCGGCGTTTCGGCCGTGATCGCATGACGAAGATCTCTAGCACGCTGCCCAAAGAATACGAGGACGACGGCCTCGGCTCGATCAATAAGGACCTGATCGAGCACCCGCACGAAACACACGTGATTATCGCGATCGTCGACTGTAAAGCGGTCACGCTCGACGTCGATAAGGGGTTCGAGGTCGCGACGGCCCGGATCCTGCAAGTCGAGCCGCTGCGCGATCCTGGCGCGATCGAGCGGGCCCGCGATCTGATGCTCGCCGCGCAGGAACGCCGCACCGGCCGGCAGGCGCTCCCGATGCCAGTCTCTGAGGCCGCCGAGCTGCTGCGCAACGGCTCAGGATTTCACGGCAGCGTAACAGTGATCGGCACCGGCGGCGGCGGCAAACCATGACGGCCCGCACCGAATGAACAGCAGCACCCGCACAACAGCAAGCAACACGAAAGGGCAGATATGCCGTGGCTCAGGATTGGCGACACCGCAGCGAATCACCCGATCGCGCTCGCGGTGCTCGAGGATCCGGCCGCCGATGATCGGCTGCTCAATGAGGTATTCGGGTTCGTCGCGCGCTGCGCGCTGCAGTCCACGGCGCACCTGACGGATTATCTGATCAGCCGCGGAACCGCGATTCAGATCGGCGGGCACTCGCGCGTCTGGGCACTGCTCGACGCAGCGATCGACGCCGGCTATCTGGCGCCCGCCGAGATGATCGTCGACGGGCTCCCGCGGCCGGCGTACCGGCTGCTCGACGATCCCGATTTCATCCACATGAGGACAAAGGAAGAAATCGAATGGGAACGGCAGCGGAAAACGGACAACAGCAACCCGGCCCTGATCGTGCCGGTGCGCCTGCGCGACGGCGACGCGTGCCGGTACTGCGGGCTGGTCGTCGATTTCCGGCCGGGGCAGCGCAAGGGCCGGATCGCCGGCACCTACGATCACCGCCGGCCAGGCCAAGAGGCAACGGTCGAGACTTACGTCGTGTGCTGCCGGGCCTGCAACGCATCCCGCGGCGACGACACGAACGCCGACGCGTCGCTGCCGCTGCTGCCGGCGCCGGCTAAGCCGTACTACAGCGCGCACACGATCGAATGGATCCGCACAAATGATTGGGCCAAGCGGAACGGCATCAAGCCGCCGCGCAAGGGCCGAGCGATCGCACCGGGCGAACCGGCGCGAAAGGATGGAGCAACGCCGGCCAACGGAAGCAACACCGGGCCGGCGCCGGTGGTCAACGGAAGCACGAACCGGGCCACAACGGGCGAAACCCTGGCAAGCCAAGCAACGCCGGCCAACGGAAGCAACACCGGGCCGGCGCCGGTGGTCAACGGAAGCACGAACCGGGCCACAACGGGCGACGCGAACCTCGCAAACAATCACGAAACCGGGCCAGGCGCTCGCGAGATCGACGAAAAACCGGCGCACGAACCTACCGGCCAAACAGCCGAAAATAGGCCGCTGAGCAGGCAAAACGCCGGATCTGACAGAAATCCGCAGATTCCGCAGAACGGCAGACTGCAAAATCTGGAAACGCCGGGACGGGACGGGTCGGGTCGGGACGGGTCGGGCAGGGCCGGCGGCCCGCTCACCACCACCACACGCACACAACACACAACAGACCAACCCGGCCGCTCACGGCCACGCACACGCAAGGGGAACCGATGATCAACTACGCGGCAATGTACGAAATCACAGACCAAGAACAACCACTCTCGGCGCTCGCCGGTGAAGCTCGGCGCCGGATTACTGAGGATATTCTGCAGCTCGGTATGGTCGCCGGCCCGATCTCCGAGCCTGAGCTGGTCAACGTCGACGGGGCGCCGTGGATCCAGCTCGAGGCGTCCGTGCGCAACGCCGGCGTGCTGCTCGAGTCTGTCGGGATCCAGGCATGACGGCCGTCGAGTTTCAGTTCGGGGCCGCGGTTGTATGGCTGCTCGGCCTGTTCGTGATCCTGGTCTATGCCGAGATCCGGCGTCGCCGGCGTATCTCAGCGGTGCGGGCCGTGGTCGCTGCGGGGGTTGCTCAGGTCGCGGGCCCGTTCGTGCCGCCGTCGCCGTATCTGCTCGATGCGGTCGCCGCGGCGATCGCGCAGGCCGCCGGCCACAACTGGCACGCGCCTACGATGATGCCGGGCTACCGGGCCGAGTTCCGCCGGCAGGCTGCCGCAGCGATCGACGCGTTCCGGGCTGCCGCATGATCACGGCCGAACAGGCACGGCTCGCGGTGCTCAACTCTTGGAATGAGGAACATCTGCTGCAGCACACGATCGGCGTAGCTAAGGCGCTCGGCTGGCTCGCGTATCACACGCGCGATTCGCGGCGCTCCGAACCTGGCTATCCTGACTTGCATCTTGTCCACGCCGGCCGCGGGATCTCGCTGTTCCGCGAGCTGAAAACACGCACCGGCCGGATCTCGCCGGATCAGCGAAAATGGGGCGCCGCGCTCACGGCCGCCGGCCTCGATTTCGCGATCTGGCGGCCGGTCGATCTGTGGTCGGGCTTGATCCTCGAGCAGCTGCAGGCCGCCAAGTGATCCGGGGCAAGCTCCGGGCCTGGCTCGGCATCACGTCGCCGTCGCGGCAGCTGCTCGAGCAGGTCGACGCCGAACGCCGGCAGTTGCACGCCGAGATCGAGGCCTACGCGAAAGGGTTCGAGGCCGCGCAGCTGCTCGCCGGCGACGATCCCGCGGCGCCGCTCGCTGCCGATCTGCGGCACAAGTCGGCAGCAGCTCACTACATCAATCGGCTATTCGAGATCTCGAATCCAAGTATCGGAAAGAGGCGCAATGCTTGAAACCCTCGAGCCGCAGACGCCGGCCGAGCAGCTGGCGGCCGAGCAGCTGGCGGCCGAGCTTATGGGGCTGCGCAGGAACGCGGCGATCCTGGCACGGGAACGGCGCTACCCGATGCCGCAGACAATGTTCGGCGATCGGCCGCAGCCGTACACGATCGCGAAAAAGTGGACGGCCTACAGCCTCGAGTGCATCGGATCCCACGCGGGCCCGCTGCCGCCGGCCGCCGAGCGGCACGCCTGGCTCTGCTGGGAATGCACAGACCGGATCCGCCGGGATCTGCTCACGCTCGCCGGCAGCTGGGGATTCCTCGAGGATCTGCTGCAGCGCGGGCCCGGCCGGCAATCCGAGGGCAGCGGCAGCAGCGACGTCGACGCCGCGGCGCCGCTCGATCTGGAAATCGCCGAGATCCGGCGCACGCTTACGGCCTGGTGCTGGTCACTGATCGAGCACATGCTCGACGATCGGCCCGCGCTCTCGCCGCCGGTGGACACTGCAACGCCGGCGATGCTCCGATGGGCTGCGGCCTGGCATGTTCCCTACATCGCCGCGCATCCTGACGAGTCGTTTCCCGCGGCGATGCTCGCCGAGATCGGCGATATGGTCGCACGTGTCCGGGCCCGGCTGTTCCCTGACGGGATCCGCCGGCAGCAGCTGCCGGCCAGGTGCACCCGGCCGATCGATCCCGTCAACGATCCGGGCCCGTGTGGCGGGCAGCTTTGGGCGCTGCTGCGCGACGGCGCGGATCCTCGAGGATCCGCGATCACGTGCGAAGCGGATCCATCCCACGTGATCCCTCAATCTGAATGGCTCGGGATCCTCAAAACTAAGCAAAGGGGCAAGCGATGAACAACGACGAAAAACGGGCCGAGCAGCTGCGGCAGGCGGCCGCCGGCATGGCGGCGATCGGCGACGCGTTCAAGCAGCTGGGCGCCGCGTTCCTGCAGGGCAGCCGAGAGATCGGCGCCGTGATCGCGGCGATCCCGCGCGAGATCCAGCCGGCCAAGCTGCCGGCGATCACGGGCGCCGAGCCGGCCGAACCGCCGGCCGTCGAGCTGTGGCCGGCCTGGCACGACTACGAAAGCGCGGGCCGGCGCGGATCCGAGGGGCATCCCGAATACAAAGTGCGCCAGCTGTGGGACGGCCACGAAACGGACGCGATCTACACGTTCGATCCGGCCCGCGCCGATCTCATGTTCAAGCAGACGCTAGAGCAGGCCTACGGCGCCGAACTGTATAGGCGCGAGGCCGGCGGCTGGGAACTGATCAAGGTCGCGGCTGCTCTCGACAACGGCGGCCACGCATGACGGCCGCGATGTTCGAGGATCCCGAGGGCCGGCAGCTGGTCGCCGAGATCCACGAACGCAAGGCTGCAGCGACGGCGGACGCTGAGAATATGCACGTATACGCGCACGAGTTCGATCCGATCGGCGGGTTCGTGTGCTCCGAGTGCGGCACACCTACCGAATCCGAACCGTGCAAGACACATCAACCGGCCGCGTATGCGGCGATGAACTGAGGGGCAGACTATGGGCGATCTCGCGGATTTCCTCGCGGCCAGGATCTACGACGACGAACAGCTCGCGCGCGAGATCCTGCCGCAGCAGTGGGGCATCGAGCCGGGCTCTGGCGGGATCGGATACATTACCGACGCCGCGCTCGAACCGATCGGGCCCAAACAAATAGGGGCTATGGATCTCCCGCACGCGCTGTTCGCCTCACAATGGGATCCAGCCCGCGTGCTGCTCGAGTGCGAAGCGAAGCGCGGGATCCTGCTCGACTACATGACGCGCCGCCGGCAGGCCGAGCACCTGAATAAGCATTACGTGACGACGCCGGCGATCTATTACGCGCTGCCGTCCGATCTGCCGCTGCGGTATCTCGCGCTGCCGTACCGGGCGCACCCGGAATACTCCGAGGCGTGGGCGCCGCCGGCAGCCGGCACGGTCGAGAAGTGGGGCCGGCGATGAACCGGCCGCTGCAGGTAGAACGGATCGGGCAGCAGGCCGAGATCGACGCCGAGCAGCACGCTCGCGACGTGCTCGATGCCACGTATCGGCGGCACTGGCAGGCGCTGCTCGATCAGATCTACGGCCTGCCGTATGAGCCGCCAAGGTTCGCCGAGGTCGAGCGGGTCGCTGCCAAGTACGCAGACGGCGGCCAGGCATGAAGCGCGCGCGGGCCTATGGCCGGCGCATGGTCCGGCGCCTGGCGGTGATCGCTCTCGCTGTTGCGATGCTCGGGCTAACGGCAGTGCTCTATCGGCACACGTGGGAATGGTTCGGCGCGGGAATGGCGGGCGTATGGTGCGGGCTGTTCGCCGCCGATCAGCTGCAGCCGTGGGCAAGCCGGCAGGAGCAGCGGCCGGCCGCTGAGGCTGCCGAGGCGCAGGCGTGACGGCGGTCGTGCTGGTCGGCGGCCCGGCTGACGGCCGGCTGTTCGAGCTGGCGGATCCGGCGCCGGCCTGGCTGCGCGTCACGGTACCGGAACCGCTGCCGGCCTGGCATGACGAGGGCGCCGAGCTGCCGGCCGCGATCACGCTCGAGGTCGAGACGTACCTGCGCGGCAACACATGGGATCCGCTCACGGGCCGGCGGCAGTATGTCCACGCCTGATCAGTGGCTCGACGTCGCGGCGATCGCCAAGCTCACGGGCTGGACGCCGGCCTACGTGCGCAAGCGCGCGAGTATCGACGCATGGAATAAGCAGGGCACTAAGCCGCAGAAGTACAGCGCGCGAGACGTTAGTCGATCCGTGCCTGACTCACGCGACACGCGGAACAAAACGCGCCTATTAGCTAGATACTCTTGACACAAGGTACAGTTACCAACTGACGGTCGAGAACTGTCACTGATGCACGCACCAAGAGCGGGGCATCGCGGGGCGCACACGGCGCCGAGGGTCCACAGCCTCGGCGCCGTAGTCATGCCCAACGGGATAGGCGGTGATCGTGTGGCTCTAGCAGAGACGGATCCGAGGCGCGGCCGTTCGGGCCGGCCGTGGGAGCGGGCTAAGGCCGAGCTGTTCGTGCCGGGCGCGAGTTGCGGGATCTGTCACGGTGAGATCGTGTTCGGCCTGCGCAGGAATCATCCGGCCGGCCCGAGCCTCGATCACATAGTCAGCCTTGCACGCGGCGGGCATCCCACGGCGCGCGAGAACCTGCAGATCGTGCACTTTGGTTGCAACAGCCGTAAGGGCTCGGGCATCAAGCGATCGGCGGCGCCGGCGGCCCGGCCGCGGTCGCGGGCCTGGTGAAAATCACGCCGCGCGCGGTGGATTTTTTTGGAACGGCCAGGCGGTAGACCGCCCCCCGTTTTCCGTTTTTTCTCTCCACTAAAAACGTGGCGTGGCGCTCCACAGGCCGCTAGATCTAGGCGTTTTTCGCGCGAAATTGAGATTGATCGGGGGTCGATAAATGGCGAAGCCGATCAAGCATGGCAATACCGGATACCGCAACGGCTGCCGCTGTGAAACGTGCCGGCAAGCGCACGCGAAAACGGCGGCCGATTATCGGGAACGCAAGCGGCTGCGCGATGCCGGCGTGATCCCGCCGGCCGGGATCACGGCCCGGCCCGAGATCGAAACATCATCGGCCGCGATCGACTGGGAAGCCGAGCCGGGCGCGCTCGAGCTGATCGTCGTCGCCGAGCTGGACAAGCTCACGGGCGAACCTCCCTGGAAACAGACGCTAGACGCGCTGGCACGTTATAACGCACGCGTACTAGATCAGATCCCGAGGATCGAGCGGTTCGATCTCGCCTCGGGGATTCAGTCGCGGTTCCTCAACGTGCTAGACCGGCTCAATAAGGGCGACGCTGCCGCCGGCGCGTTTACGGCCGATTGGGACGCCGAGGCTGCCAAGCTCGGGGCGCCCGAATGACATTCGATCCGGCGCCGCGGTTCGCGACGCAGCGAAACCCGAGCCGGGCCACGCTCGGCGGCCAGGTCGCCAAGGTATTCGCGATGATGGGCGAACCGCCGATGCCCTGGCAGCGGCAGGCGCTCGACGTCGCGTGTGAGATCGATCCGGCGACGGGCCTCTACTGGTATCGAACCGTGATTATTATCGTGCTGCGGCAGGCCGGCAAGACGACGCTCTCGCGCGGCAAGCTCGCGCATCGGGCGCTCTCGCATCCCTACGCGAAAATGCTCTATACCGCGCAGGACCGAAACAAGGCGCTCAAGCGGCTGCGCGAGTCGATTTACGAACCGCTGAGCAGGTCGCCGCATCCGATGATCTCCCAAAGCCTGGCTAAACCGCGATGGGCGGCCGGCTCTGAAATGGTGCGCTGGCGCAACGGTTCGCAGCTCACGATCGACGCCGTATCCAAGACGTCGGGGCACGGCGACACGCTCGACGAGGCGCATATCGATGAAGCGTTCGCGCACCGCGACGCGCGGATCGATGCCAACGTCTCGCCGACGATGATCACAGTCAAGGGCGCTCAAAAGTGGATCACGAGTGCGGCCGGCGAGTTCGAATCGCACTACCTGCGCAGCAAGCTTGAGCTAGGCCGGGCCCTGGTCCAGTCGGGCCAGGAGTCGCGCACGTGCTATATCGAATACTCGGCCGATCCCGATCTCGATCCCGACGATCCCGCGACGTATCTCTGTCACCCGGCACTCGGGCACACGATCCGGCTCGAGGACATCATCGACGAGCGAACCAACATGGACGCCGACGAGTTCGAGCGCGCCTATTTGGGCTGGTGGCCGAAAGCCAAGGCGCCGGATCCGCCGATCTCGCTCGAGGCCTGGGAATCGAACTACGCCGATCCCAAGGATCCGGCCGGGCTCTGGCTCGGCACGCCGATATGGTCCGTCGACGTCTCCCCTGATCGGGAATGGACGTCGATCGGGCTCGCGGCCGAATCCACGGATCCGCGCCGGCGCTGTTTCCTCGAAGTAATCGAGCGGCAGGACGGCACCGAGCACGCCGTCGAGCGGCTGCGGCAGCTGCGCGAGGAACACGGCGGCGATCGTGTGGCGCTCGACGCTACGGGCGCCGCGTCGTCGCTCGCGCAGGATCTCGAGGACGAGGGATTCGAGGTCGTCCGCATGAACAGCCGCGAACGGGTCGAGGCCTGCGGCGGTCTCGCTGATGACGCGCTCTACAGCCGGCTGCGGTTCCTCGATGATCAGCTGCTGACTGACGCGATGAAATCGGCGGCCAAGCTGCGCATAAGCGGCGGCGACGCGTGGATATTTTCGCGCGGTAAATCTCTGGCGGATATCTCGCCGCTCTACGCCGCAGTAATTGCTCGCTGGGCGTTCGCGCGGTTCCGGCCGTCAACCTACACGATCGGCGACTCGCTCGCCTGACCTACACGAAAGGGGCCCGCGTGAAGCTCTCCGATGTTACGACGGCGCTTGATCTGCTCGGGCTGCTCGCGGTAGTGGCCGGCCTGGCGCTCGCCGCGTTCCTGTTTTGGGCGCCGGCCGGCGTGCTGGTGCTCGGCGCCGGCCTGCTCGGCTGCTCGGCGCTGATCGACTACCGCGCGCGCGCAGCTGCTAAGCGGCGCGAGCAGCTGCAGCAGGGCGGGATCGCGTGAGCCTGCTACGCCGGGATACCTCGGAACTGATCTGGCAGGGCCTGCCGATGCGCTCGCCGAAGCGTAACGGCTCGGTAGACGTGACGACGAACAGCTCGCGCACGCATTCGGCCGTGTGGGCTGCAACGCGGTTGCGCGCCGATCTGATTTCGTCGATGCCGCTCGAGGTTTACCGGACGCTGAGCGACGGGCTCGAGGTCGCGGTGCCGACGCCGCCGGTGCTGGTCATTCCGGCCTATCACGACGACGGCCAGGCGCAGCCGATCGGGATCAGCGAATGGATGTATCAGACGCAGGTCGATCTCGATTCCTCGGGGAACAGTTTCGGGATCATCACGGCCCGCGACGGGCTCGGCCTGCCGGCGCAGATTCAGCCGGCGCCGGCCGATCAGGTCACGGTCGCCGTGCGAAACCGGCGCCTCGATCATTACAAGATCGGGACGGCGATCTATCAGCCGTGGGAGATCTGGCACGAACGGCAGTACACGATCAGCGGCTCGCCGGTGGGGCTCTCGCCGATCGCTTACGCCGCGGCCTCAATCGGCGGGTATTTGTCCGCTCAGCAGTTCGCTTTGGATTGGTTTAGCAACGGCGCGGTGCCGGGCGCGATCCTCAAGAACAGCAAACGCACCTTGGATCCGGCCGAGGCCACGATCGCGAAGCGAAAGTTTATGGCATCGGTGAGCAACGGCGAGCCGTTCGTCACCGGGCAGGACTGGGATTACTCGATCATTCAGGCCAAGGCGGCAGAATCGGCGTTCCTCGAGGAAATGAAATATTCCCTCTCGGATCTCGCGCGGTTTATGGGCGTGCCGGCGGACATGATCGACGCGCCGCAGGAATCCGGGTCGATCACTTACGCGAACGTGTCACAGCGGAACCTGCAGCTGCTGATTATGAACATCGGCCCGGCTGTTGCCAGGCGCGAGGATGCACTCTCGCGGCTGCTGCCGAATCCGCGCCGGATCCGGCTCGACTCTGACGCGATCCTGCGCATGGATCCGCAAACACGGCAAAACGTGATCGCGTCGAAGATCGGGACGAAACAGCTCACGGTCGACGAGGCGCGGGCCGAGGACAACCTGCCGCCGCTCACGGCCGAGCAGATCGCACAAAACAAAAACATCATCGGGACCGTGCCGGCAGCTGCCGCGCCCGGCGCCGTTGCTACTGCCGAGGGGGCATAAATGGACGTTCTACGATTCGCGGACGGCCGGCGCAACATGGCGGCCGGCTCTCCACTGGCACGGGCAGCCGTCGAGCGGGCCGCAGGGGTCCGCGCGCCGGCCGATCGGCCCTCGAGTCGGCGGTCGGGTGAGGAGGCCGGCAGCGCGGCGCGTGTGTCCGTTCGCATCCGGGATCTCGAGCTGCGCGCAGCCGGCGGGCCCGGCTCGCTGCTGCAGTTCCGTGGATATGCCTCGGTCACGAATACCGGCTATGACATGTATGACATGTTCGGGCCCTATACCGAGGAAGTCGCGGCCGGCGCGTTCAATTCCTCGCTGCTGCGCGCGGATCTCGACGTGCCGCTAGTGCTGCAGCATCAGGATCTGAGGCGGATCGCGCGCACGACGAACGGCTCGCTGCGGCTCTCCGAGGACTCGAGCGGCCTGCTGGTCGAGGCTGATCTCGATCCCACGGATCAGGACGTGCAATATATCGAGCCGAAGCTGCGCAGCGGATTGATCGACGAAATGAGCTTTAAGTTTCGGATCAACGCCGGCGAGTGGTCGCCGGACTGGTCGACGTACCGGATTACCGACGTCGATATCAACCGCGGCGACGTCGCGATCGTCGGTTACGGCGCATCGCCGCACACGGCCGGCTCGGGCCTGGTCACACCTGACGACGACGGGCCGCTCGCCGAGCTGGCTCAGCTCTCCGAATCCGAGCAGCGCGCCGCGCTCGCTCTGTACCGCGGCCAGGCGCCGGCGGTGCGCTCACAGCTTGCAGATCTGATCTCTGATCGGGATCTGCAGTACCTGCGCTAATCACGCGCAGGCATTCCCGAAACATCGCGTGAATGGATCCTGCGCGCCGCGCTGCGGCCTGGCTTGCATGGATCCGGCCTGATGGGCGGGCGCTCAAGAAAACACACACACGAGGGCCACCACACGGCCAAACGAAAGGGGACAGAAAATGTCTGCCACTCTCACCAAAATGATCGAGCAGCGCGAGGCCTCTCGCTCTGCCGCGTTCGAAAAGTTCAACGATCTTACCGACGAGCTCAAGCAGCTGCGCGGGCTCGACGCTCACACACCCGAGCAGGCCGCGCGCGTCGTCGAGATCAAGGACGAAAAGGCGCGCTACGCCGCCGACGCCGAGCGGTTCGCCGCCGAGATCGCCGAGTTCAAGCGCGAGCTGAGCGACGACGAAAAGCTCGAGCGGCTGCAGGGCAAGGCCACGCCGGCCGCCGGCAAGCCGGCCTATGACGAAGTAGCACGGGTCGGCAACGAACCGCGCACCTACTCGCGTCAGTCCGAAAAGCAGGGCCTGTCGTTTTTCCGCGACGCCTGGGGCCACCACAAGGGCAGCACCGAGGCGCGGGCCCGGATCGAGCGGCACGCTCGCGAGGTCGAGGTCAACGGCGAAATGTCTGAGCGCGCCGTCGCGTCGGGCACGTTCGGCGGCCTGGTCGTGCCGCAGTACCTGGTCGAAATGGCAGCGATCAAGCTGCGCGCCGGCCGCGGCACCGCGAACGTCGTCAGCCGGCATCAGATCCCGGAAACCGGCATGAACCTGGTCATTCCGCGCGGCACGGTCGGCGCCTCGGCCGACGTGCAGACGTCGGAAAACGTCAACGTCTCCAACACTGACGAAACCTGGCAGGATCTCACGGTTCCCGTGCGCACGATCTCCGGTCAGCAGGACGTCAGCCGGCAGGCGCTCGAGCGCGGCCAGGGCGTCGACGAGCTGATTTACCTCGATCTGACTCGCGCCTACGGCGCCGATCTCGGCTATCAGGTGATCAACGGATCCGGCGCGAACGGGCAGCTGCTCGGCATCCTCAACACCGGCGGGATCGGCGCGGCTACCGCGTTCGGCGCCGCGGTCACCGCGCAGAACCTCAACAGCAAGATCGCCGGCGCGCAGGCCTCGATCTGGGCTGGCGGCCAGGGCCTCGCGCCTGACGTCATGGTGATGCACCCGCGCCGCTGGGGCTGGCTGCTCGGCCAGGTCGATTCCACGGGCCGGCCGATCGTCACCGCCAACACCAACGGCCCGCAGAACGCGATCGGCGTCGGCGGGTTCGGCGGCGACGCGCTCGCCGATGCTCCGGTGCAGTTCGTCGGCGTGCACAATACCGGCGTGCCGATCCTGGTCGATCTCAACGTCGGCACCGCCAACGGCAGCAACAACGAGGACGTCGTGCTCGCGCTCGATTCCGACGAGCTTCACCTGTGGGAAGAAGGCGACGGCATGCCGCGTCAGCTCTCATTCGAGCAGACCGCCGGCGGCTCGCTCACCACGAAGCTGGTCGTTTACGGCTACGTCGCATTCACGGCCGGGCGTTACCCGCAGGCCGCGGCCAAGGTCGGCGGCCTCGATACCGCGGCAGGCAACGGCCTGATCGCTCCGGTGTTCTAAGCCGGTCCTGATTCGGCCCGGCGCCGGCGGCCTCTGAGCTGCCGGCGCCGGGCCGCTCCACACACCACACACACCACACGACGAGAGGCGGCTCAACTATGAGCGGATACATCGACGACATCAAGCGCAACTACGAAGAATTGCACGCGAGCACGGGCGAATCGTTCGAATCGATCGCGAACCGTGTCGAGCGCACGGGCGATAAGAATCTCGCCGGCTGGCTGCGCTCCCGCGCCGCTGACGGCGCACCCGCCGGCACGGATCCGGCAACGACGCCGCCGATCGAACGGCAGGCGCCGGACGGGGCCGCCGAGACGGCCGCCGCTGACGGCGCACCCGCTGACGGCGCCGATGCCAAGCCGGCCGGCAAGACGTCGGTCAAGGCTGCAGCGGACGCCGGCGACGGCACCGCGCCGGCCGCCGATGCCAAGGCCAAGGGCTAGGGCCTGACGCATGGCGACGGTCGATCTCGGCGCGGCGGCAGCGGTCCTATGGAGCAGCGCGCCCGTGGGATCGGCCGTCGCGATCAGCATCACGCGCCCGGACGGGATCGCCGGCCCGACGCCGCCGGTCACGGGCGACGCGCCTGCAGTGCAGGCGATGTTCATCGCGGATATGCCGGGGCGCTGGCTGATCCGGTGGACGGCTGCCGGCAGCTCGCCGGGCAGTTATACGGACGTGCTCGACGTGTGGCCGGCCGATCCGCGGTTCATTATCGGGCTCGACGACGCGCGGGCCGCGCTCAACATGCAGGACTCAAAGACGACGGCCGCGCAGCTCGACGATCTGCGGCTCTACATCGCCGCGGCTACGCCGGTGATCGAGGATATCGTCGGGCCGGTCATTCCTGGCACGTTCACGCAGACGACGGACGGCGGCGGCTGGGCGATCCCGCTGTTCAATAGGCCTACCGAAATCGTTTCGGTTACTGAGCTGGGCGCGCCGCTCGATCCGAGCGCGTATTTTCTCGACTCTGAGGCCGGGATCCTCTACGCCGGCCGGCCGCAGGCAACCCGGCGTTTCATGCCGGGTTATCAGTCGGTCGTCGTCGAGTACAAAGCCGGCGCGCCGGCCGTGCCGCCGAATATCAGGCTTGCTACCCGCGAGCTGGTCCGGCACTGGTGGCAGCTCGGCAAGCAGGGCACCGGCGGCGGCCGGGGCGGGTCATTCGATCAGACGGCGCCCGAGTGGACGCCGAGCGGGTTCGCCGTTCCGAAGCGCGTTATCGAGCTGTGCGGTAAGAAGAACGCGCCTGGCGGGTTCGCCTGATGGGCGGCCCGGTCGGGACGGTCGCGCCCGAGTTCAAAAACGCGTTTTTCAGCATGGCGCAGCAGCTGCTCGGCGCCGATCCCGATACTGAGGCCGTTTACGTCGTGTTCGGTCAGCCGGGCACGCTCGAGCCTGACGACATTATCAAGATCGGCCGTGTCGAGGCGCGCCAGGAATCGGCCACGCTCGGCACGAATCGGGCCCGAGAGGAAACTCTCACGCTCGAGGTCACGATCAGCTGTTACCGCGGCGGCGGGCCCGAAATGGAGCAGGTCGCATCAGACCGCGCTTACCACCTGTTGCGCCTGCTGGCGGAACAGGTCCGCACCGGCGACACAACACTAGGCGGTGTTGTTCGGCAGTGCTTTCTAACCTCGAGCGAATCGGACGGGGCAACGGATCCCGACGATATCGCGCAGGGGCGGACGATCGACGTCGCAGCGACGTTCACGGCCGCGGCCAGAGTAACCAACTAGGAAAGGGCGGGTAATCCGTGCTTATCATCAACATTTCTTCACAGGGCGATCTCGAGGTTCCGCTGCTCGGCCGCGTGGTCGGGTTCAACGCGCAGATCGAGGTCGAGCCGGCGCACGCCGAGGCGCTGCTCGCGCAGCACGGCGTATTCGCGCCGGCCGACGACGAGGCGCAGGAACTGGCAGACAAGCACGCCGAGGCGCGCGCCGCAGCCGAGGCTGCAGCGCACGCGTTCGACGTACCCGCGCCGTCCGCGGATCCGGCACCCGCCGGCGACGTGACGCCGCAGCCCGCACCGGCCGACGTGCCGGCCGATCAGTCGCCGGCCGAGGCTCCCGCACCCGCGGCAGCTCCCGAGCCGGCTCCGGTCAACGTGCCGGCTCCGGTCGCCGACGTACCCGCAGCAGATCCCGCTCCGGTCGCCGACGCTCCCGCTGCCGCCGACGTCGCGCCGGTCGCCGATGTTTCGGCGCCTGCCGCCGATCTGCCGGCCGATCCGGCACCCGCCGAGGCTCCCGCACCGGCGGACGTTCCCGCGCCCGCTGACGCCGCACCCGCGGCCGAGCCGGTCGACGTCAACGAACAGGCCGCGCCGGCCCTGGTCGACGGCGGCCCGGTCGCCGATGCTCCCATGCCGGCCACCGGCGACGTGCCGGCCGGCACCGATCCCTCGGCCGCTCCCGTGGCCGCTCCCGCTGCTGCAGCTGATGCCGAGGTGAACGCATGAGCACCCAGCTCGACGCCTCGATCGGGCTCGGCAAGGAAACCACCTGGGGCTCGGCGGTCGTCACCGATCGTTTTTTCGAGTTCGTCGACGAATCGATCGAATGGAAGCCTACGTTTCTGCAGGGCGCCGGCCTGCGCGTCGGGTCGCGTGTTCAGCGCAGCTCGCGGCGCAAGCTCGGCAAGCAGGAGGCCGGCGGCGATATCAACATCGAGGCCGTCACCAAGGGGATCGGCCGGATCCTCGAGGCCGTGTTCGGTAACTCGACGTCGACGCAGATCGCCGCGGGCCCTGCTTATCAGCAGGTGCACACGCCGCTGACGTCGGGCCTGCTGCCGTCCTACACGATCCAGAAAGGTTCGCCGCCGATCGGCGGCGGGGCTCCCTCGGCGCTGACGTTCTCCGGTGCTGTCTGCTCGGCGATCGAGCTGTCGGCTGCTACCGGCGATATCGTCAAGCTCAAGAGCACGTGGTCGGCGAAAGACGTCTCGACGGTGCCGGCCTATGCGGCGCCGTCCTACCCGATCAGTCCTGAGCTGTTTACGTTCGTCGACGGGGCGATCACGATCGGCGGCACGGTCACGCCGCCCACGGCGACGACGCTCGCCACCGGCGGCACGCAGGTAGCGAACATCACCGATTTCTCGCTCACCTACGACAACAAGATCGACGACGGCGGGTTCACGTTCGGATCCGGCGGCAAGAAGTCGCGTAAGCCGGTCGTGGGGCTCGCCGAGGTCAAGGGCAAAATGACGGCCGAGTACAGCGATAACACGCTGCGCGATGCCTACATGCAGCAGCTGCCGCTCGCGATCGTGCTCACGTTCCAGGCTCAGGTAGCGATCACGGGCAGCACGTACCCGACGCTGCAGATCGTGATCCCGCTCGCGAAGCTCGACGGCGATCTGCCCAAGAGCAACGGCGGTAAGCCGATCATGCAGTCGGTCGATTTCGAAGTGCTCGATCCCGAACAGGCCGGCGTCTCGCCGATCTACGTCGTTTTCGTTACCTCGGATACGGCGGTCTAGGCCGTGGCAGGCTCTCGGGCGGCGCAGGGCGGCGGCCCGCTGCAAGTCGACTACACGATCGATCCCGAGAGCCTGCGCACGATCATGCACATGGCTAAACAAGTCGATCCCGTGCTCAAGCGCGAGGTCTACAAAAAACTGCGGACCGCCGGCGACGTCGCCGCGCAGGCGGCCCGCGATTCGGTCCTCGGGACGCTGCCGGCCAAGGCAGACAACAGATCCAAAATGCAGCGGCTGCGGCGCAAGCCGCGGCCCGCTGCCAAGCCGACGAGCGACGGCTCGCTGCGCGCAGCGATCGCTAAAGGCGTTCGGGTCGGGCTCGGCACCGGCGCGAAATCAAAGGGAATCCGCGTCGTTTCATCCGATCGTTACCTGCCGGACGACAAAAAAGCGATGAACCGCGTCTATCGGCTCTCCCACTTCCGGCACCCGGTTTTCAATAACGGTTCCTGGGCGGAACAGCACGGCAAGGACTGGTTTTACAGCCCGATCGAACAGCATCGGGCCGAGTTCACAACGGCAGTCGAGGCGGCGCTCGCCGAGGCTGCAAACACTCTTGGAGGGGCACAGAAATGAAACTCAAGATCGAGGGCAAGACTTACGACATCGGCGCCGCGCTCGAGCGGCCCACGTTGTTCCTGGTCCGTGAAATGAAGATCCGCACCGGCTACGGCATGAAGTCGCTGATGGAAGCGGCCGAGGGGTTCGAGGGCAAGAGCGGGCCCGAAATCATGGATGACGAGAATCTGATCGGGGCCCTGATCGCGATGATCTGGCTCGCCAGGCGCACCGCCGGCGAACAGCTGACGTTCGAGGAAGCCGGATCATTCGACATGAACGCGCTCGAGTACGTCGAGGATCCCGAGCTGCCGGGGGCACTCGAGGGCCCAAAAGAGACGACGCCGCAGCTGGTGGTTATCGAGGCGGACGCAGGCCGTCACGCGCTCGCGGATCCCGTGTCGATCACATAGCAGACATAGAGGAATCCGTTTACCGATGGATCCTCACGATCTCGCGCGTGTGGCCTGGCATCAACGGGCTCACGGTATGGGATCTCGACTACCAAATGTGGCTGCTGTATTCCCGCGCTGCTGAGCAGCAAGAACTAAACGAGAAAAAAGAACAGGGGTAGCGCGGTGGCCGGTGCATCGATGTTTTTCGACATTTTCGCGCGCGATAAGGGCGTTTCGAAAATGTTCGATACCGTCGCCGAAAAGGCGCACGGGCTCGGCCCGATATTCGAGGGCGCCGGCGCACTGGTCGGCAAGCTCGCCGGCCCGCTCGCCGCGATCGGCGTCGGGATCGGGATCAAGAAATTCGCCGATGAGTCGGTGAAATCATTCGAAGATCTCTCGGCCGGCGTCAACGGCATGAAGCGCGTTATGGGCGGCAGTACCGAGCAGGTATCGGCGATGCGCGGCGCGATGCAGCTCGCCGGCGTCAACGTCGACGAGGTAGGCGTCTCGATCGGGAAGTTCTCTAAGGCGCTCGGCACGGCCTCGGCCTCGGGCAAGGCCTCGGCCGCGATGGTCAAGACGCTGGGGTTCGAGTTCCGCGACGCACACGGCCACGCTAAGCCAATGGCAGAGCTGCTGCCGCAGCTCTCGGATAAGTTCAAGTCGATGCCGGACGGGGCCGAGAAAACGGCCCTGGCGATGCAGCTGTTCGGCAAGCAGGGCGCGGCGATGATCCCGTTCCTGAACAAAGGATCCGCGGGCATCGGTGAGCTTGAAGCTAAAGCTAAGTCGATGGGCCTCACGCTCGACGACACATCAATAAAGATCATGGCGGCCGGCAAGGTATCGGCCCGCAACTTTGCGGCCAGCATCCAGGGCATGAAAGTGCAGCTCGGGCAGGATCTCGCGCCGATGTTCGAATCGGTGCAGAACATCAGCCGGGCCGCGCTGACGCCGATCATCACGGGCTTTACTCACCTGTTCGAGCACGCGCGCGGGCCGATGATGAAGTTCGCCGGCGATCTCGAAAAGGTATCTGAGAAGACGGGCGAAAAGGTAACGGCCGTGCTCGGCAAGGTCGGGGGCGTGTTCCGGGCGTTCGGCGCCGGGCTCAAGTCTCCCGTGCTCAATCTCGCCGGCGTCACGGGCCCGCTGCGCGGCCTCGAGCTCGCCGGCCACGCCGCGCGCCTCGAGTTCATTCAGATCAAGGCCGGGCTGCAGCTGGCGGTCTACGCGTTCAAGTCCGGGGGCGAAAACATCAAGGGCTCGGGCCTGGCGGGATCCCTCGAGTCGGTCGGGCTGTTTTTCCGGCAGGTATGGGACGCGATCAAGCCGCTGTGGCCGCAGCTGAAACAGCTCTATCTCGCTCTCTCGCCGGTGCACCTGGTTATGACGGCGCTGATGCCGGTCCTCCCGCAGCTCGGGCTCGCGTTCGGGTCGATCGCGCGCGCGATCGGCGGGGCCCTGCCGGGGATCCTGCGGGCGCTGGTGCCGGTCGTGACGCAGGTCGCGGGCGTGCTCGGCGGCCTGGTCGTGCAGGGCGTGCGCCTGGTGCCGGTGATCCTGCAGCTCGCTATGTCGCTGATCCCGCCGCTGCTGCGCGTTTTTAACGCGCTGGTGCCGGTCCTCATGCAACTGATCACCCGCGGGGTTATGCCGCTGGTGTCCATGCTCGGGGTCATGCTCCCGCCGATCATCCGAATCATTGTTCAGCTGATCGCGGCCCTTGTGCCGGTGTTCCTCTCGGTCGTCGGCGCCGTGCTCGGCGTGGTCCGGGCGCTGCTGCCGCTGGTGCCGCTGGTGCTGCAGCTGGTCGGCGCGGTCCTGCCGCCGCTGCTCTCGATCTTTCAGTCGCTGATCCCGATCCTGATCTCGATCATCAATCTCGCGATCGTGCCGCTAGTCCAGTTCCTCGGCGTCGTACTGACGGCGACGATTCAGGCGCTTATGCCGGTCGTGCAGATCGTGTTCACGTTCATTTCGAACAGCATCAAAAACGCTATGACGGTGATTCAGGGGATCATCAACGTAGTGATGGGCCTGATCTCGGGCAACTGGGGCCAGGTATGGCAGGGGATCCAGGGGATCGCCGGCGGGATCTGGGCGCAGATTCAAAATATCGTGTCGTCGGCGGTGCAGATCATCGGTTCGCTGATCGGTTCCGCGCTGCGGATCATCGGCAACATGCCGGGGCAGATCGGCGCGTTTTTCGCTGGCGCCGGATCCTGGCTGCTGCAGGCCGGCACGAACATTGTGCAAGGCCTGATGAACGGCATCAGTTCGCTCGCCGGCTCGATCGGAAACTTTTTCCTCAATCTGCTGCCGGGATGGATCGTCGAGCCGTTCAAGGCAGCTCTCGGGATTCACTCGCCGTCACGGGTCTTTCACGCGTTCGGCGGGTTTATCGGGCAGGGCCTGATCAACGGCCTGCAGGCCGGCGCCGCGAAGATCCAGGCGACGGCGCAGGCGCTCGGCAAGGGCGTAGCGGCCGCGTTCGATCACAAATCGATCAGCGCGGGCACCCGTAACAGCCTGCTGGGCATGATCTCGGCCGATAACGCCGCACTGGTGCGCCTGGCGAATCAGCGCGACGGGCTCGCGAACCGCATCAAAGCGGCATCGAAAGCATTCTCGGCCGCGGTCAACGTGCGCGCATCCTACGCCGCAACGGTCGCCGGCAAGGTCGACGGCGTGGATCCGACGCAAACCTCGGATCTCGCCGGCGATCTGCAGGAACAGATCAACCGCTCGGGACAATTCGCGCAGGTACTCACGAAGCTGCGCGGGTTCGGCCTCAACACGTCGACATACAAGCAGCTGGCAGAGGCCGGCCCGGCCGCACTCGAGGCAGCTCAGGCGCTCGCCGAGGGCGGCCGGGCCGGCGTGCTCAAGGTCGACAAGCTGCAGCAGCAGCTCGCGCAGGCAGCGCAGAATCTCGGGCGTACCGCGTCGGGGAATCTCTACGATGCCGGCGTGCACACGGCCGGCGGCCTGCTCGCGGGCCTGCAGTCCCAGCACGCGGCGATCGTGGCGCATATGGGGAAGATCTCGGCAGCGATGACGGGCACGATCCGTAAGAAACTCGGGATCCGCTCGCCGTCGACGGTCTTTCACGAGGTCGGCGGGTTTATCGGGCAGGGCCTGGTCAACGGCCTGGCGAGCATGGCGCCGGCGATCAATAACAGGCTGTCGACGCTGGTTCCGCAGACGATGCAGGCGCCGGCCCTCACGGGTCCGGGCGGTGCGCAGCTGCGCGCCGGCCAGGGCGCCGGCTCGGGCGTGGCCTCGGGATCCGCCGGGCTCACTATCGAACACCTAGAAGTGCATGAGGCACAGGGGGGAAGCTGGCAGACATTGGGACATAGCATTCTCGCGGCCGTTCAGGTCCAGGCGCCCAAGGCGTTCGTCTGATGGCTATCGGCGATCTGATCACGCAGGCCGGGCAGCTGCAGTTTCGCGGGCTGCTGCTCGGCCTGGGCACTGACTACGATCTGACCAAGCTCGACGCCTGGGAAGATATGCCGCCGGTCGACGTCGGTTCCAAGGTGCGCCCGCGTTCACACGGCGCGGATCCGGGCGTGCTTCTCGCGCAGCCTCACGTCTTTACGGCGACGTTCGATATCGATCCGCTGCAGGCCGGCGGGACGGCCGCGGCGCGTGCATTCCTGCGCGCGCAGACCGGCCCGCCGGCTACCGCGCAGCTCGAGGCCGTCGCGGTATCTCTCGATGCCGGCGTGACGATGATCCGGTTCGCGCAGCTCACGGCGCGAAAGATCCCGCTAGAGATCAACTACGAAAACATCATCAAAGACGCCGGCCTGCAATGGGAATGCGCCGATCCTCGGCTCTACGCGCTCCCGCAGACAACGGTCACGTGCCGGCTGCCGCTGCCGGATCCCGCGTCGGGATCCGGCGCGTACCCGCAAACCTACCCATTCGCCTACGCCTCGACGATCGCCGGCAGCGGCCCGCAGGCCGCGGTCAACGGCGGCAACGCCGAAACGCCGCCGGTGTTCACGTTCACGGGCCCGCTGACGAATCCGGCGATCACGATCTCAGACGCTACCGGCACCCGCCGGACGGCGTTCGGGATCGTACTCGCCGCGGGCGAGCAGCTGATCATCGACGTGCTCAATAAAACGATCACGGACGGCGGCGCGTCGCGCTACGGGTACAACAGCGGGACCGCGATCGAACAGCTCACGCTCGCGGCCGGCACGTCACAGATCACGCTCACGGCTGACGGCGGCACGGCTGCGGCATCACTTACAGCGGTTTACCGCGACGCAACGATCTAAGGGGACAACATGACGATTATCACGAGCGGCCGGCTGCAGGTCAGCGAAACATCAGACCGGCAGCGGGCCGCGTTCAATCTGCGTTCAGACGGGACGCAGCTCGGCGTCACGGGGGGCGTGCAGGGCGGGCTCACGCTCACGAAAACATCGGGCCTGGGCTGGTCGCTTGATCTCGGCCGCGCCGCGATCCCGGCGGCTACCGCGGCTAACGGCGCGGTGATCGCGACGGTTACAGTCGCCGAAACGGGCGCCTGGGCGGCCGGCGATGCCACGCGGGACCGCATCGACATTCTCACGCTGATGATCGATGAAGCCGCGACGGTCGCGAACGGAAACCCGCCGGTCAAGGTGAACATCATTCAGGGCGCCTACCCTGCCGCCGGCGGGCCCGTGGCGCCGGTCGTGCCGGCCGGGCAGCTGCCGCTCTGGCAGGAATACATCGCCGCCGGCACCTCGGCCGGCACGGGCTGGGATACGACAAAGCTCACGGATCTGCGGCAAACCCTGATCAACGGCAACCCTGACGGGGCGTTCGCGATGTTCTCGGGCACGCAAACCGTCGCGATGCTCACGACGCAGAACTATCAGACGCAGGTCGTGACGATCCCGGCCGGGATCTTCACAAAGACGCCGAAAGTGTTCGCGCAGGTCACGGGCGCGCCTGGCGGTAACGCCGGCAAGATCAACGCGCACGTGACGGCCGGCAGCTCGACGGGCTTTACTCTGGCGCTCTATACCGGCGACGGCACAAACCCGCTCGCGGCCTACAACATCGCCGTCGACTGGTTCGCGGTGCAGGTAGCTCCCTAATGTCCTGGGCGGTAGAGATCGCCGCAGCGGTCACGGATGCCACGATCGACAGGTTCGACTGCAATATCAGTCAGCTCTCGAGTTACATCGGCAAGGCCGGTTCGCTCGCCGCGACGATCCCGATCCCGAACCAACAGATCGGGGATCGGTGCCAGGCGATCAAGGGCCGCGGCGGGCAGCTCACGGCCTACGTCTACCACGATAACGAACTGTGGTGGGGCGGGACCGTCTCGGGGACGCCGCTCAAGGGCGGCGGCCGGCACGGGTCGACAATGGGGATCACCGGCGCGACGTTCGAGAGCTATCTCGATCGGCGCGAGATCCGCACCGATACCACATGGACGGATATCGAACAGGTCGAGATCCTGCGCGGGGCATGGAACAGCGTGCAGAATACCGCCGATGGGAACCTCGGCATCGACGTGCCGACGATCCCGGCAACAGGAGTAACGCGCCGGCTCAAGGTGCTGCGCTCCGAGGCGCGCACGTGGGGATCCGCGGTCGCCGAGATCGCGGCACCGATCGACGGGCTCGAATGGCTGATCGACGTCTACGCTGACGGCAACGGCACCCGGCACCGGCAGCTGATCGCCGGCTCGCCGAAGATCGGCCGCGCGAGCCGGCCGCAGCTGTTCGCGTTCCCCGGCTCGATCCTCGACTACTCGCTCGATTGGGACGCGCTCGCCGGTGCTACATCATTCCAGGCGCGCGGGGATGCCGTGGGGGCGCTCTCGGGGAATCAGCGGCAGCCGCTGCTCTCCACGGCCGGCGCCTACGACGCGACGGATCTGCTCGCGCACGGGATGCTGAGATTCGACGCGACGGTCGATCACTCCGGGGCGAAACTACCCTCTCAGGTGAACGGCTACGCGCAGCGGGATCTCGCCAAGGGCGCCGGGGCGATCCCGATCATTGATATCTCGGTCGGGCTCGCCGGGTTCAACCGCTCGATCCTCGGGTCGGTGTTCACGGCGACGATCGACGATTTCGCGTTCAAGCGCGGCCCGAACGGTGAGCCGGGATACAGCAGCCGGAATCGGTGCATCGGGTATGAAATCACGCCGGCCGAGCGCGGCAACCCGGATCAAGCTCACCTGATCATCGAAGCAGCCTAGAAAGGGCCCGTTATGCCGCTGCCGCAAACATTCCCGGACGATTACGCGCAACTGCGCAAGGACGTGCACGGGCTCAAGTATCAGGCCGCTGCCGGCCAGGTCGTCGAGATCCAAGCCGCGGTGATCGCCGACGAAACGATCGCGGTCGCCGCTAAGGCCGATTCGGGCTGGCAGCCGCTGAGCGGGCCCTCGCTGCCGGTGCATACCGATACCGGAATTATCGTCGTCACGGTCGCGGGCAGAATCAAGATCCCGTCGAGCAACACGGCCGCGCAGGCCGCGATCGCGTACCACCTGCTCGACGCGAACAGCGTCGAGCAGGTTCCGGCGGATCTCACCCGCGCCGTATGGGTCGAGTTCAAGGGCGCGACGGCCGGCGCGTCGGTGCAGGGATCTTTCAGCTTTGTGCATTCCGGGCTCGCGCCTGGCGACTACACGCTCGAGGCGTTGCATCGCTATTGGGACGGGCCCGGCTCGGTCACGGGAACATTCACGGCCGATTTCATCAACCGATCACTGATCGCCAAAGGGTATTAAGTGCCGCCGGGCACTGCAGGGGGGCGAAGTGGATCAGATAACGCAGTTGCTCGGCACGCTATGGGCGCCGGTGCTGAGCAGCAGCGGGGCCCTGGGGTTCTACCTGCTATATCGGAAGTTCGAGGCCGAGCGGGCCGAATCCTTACGCGCCGACAACAAAGATCTGCGCGAGGAAAACAAGACGCTGCGCGAGGAAAACGATCGGCTGCGCGGCCTGACCAAAGGGGAGACAACTTGAAAGCTGCAGCGGATCCCGGCCGGCGGCCGGGCGAGGGGTGGCCGCCGAGGTGGCTCGCGTTCCTGCTGGTGTGTCTGATCGCGGTCGGCACGGTCGCCGGCGTCGTGATTCAGGTCCAGGCGCTGCAGGATAAGCAGGCCGCGCAGGCAAACACGCAGACACTCGCGCAGGACGTCAAACGTGTTTGCGCGACGTCGGGCTCGCTGCTGGTCGACGATCGGGATCTGTGCGCCAAGGCGGCAGCCGCGCAGCAGCACCCATCCGAGCCGTTATCTGGCACGCCGGGCGCTCAGGGCGCGCCAGGCACTCAGGGCGTGCCGGGGCCGGCCGGCAGTACCGGGCCGGCGGGCCCGGCGGGTAAGTCGGTCACGGGCCCGGCAGGGGCGCGCGGGCCGGCCGGCAACACCGGCACGGCAGGCCGGCCAGGTGTCCAGGGGCAGGCCGGCCCGGCAGGGGAGCGCGGCCCGGTCGGGCCTACCGGGCCTACCGGGCCGGCCGGCCCGGCAGGGCCTGCAGGGGCGCCGGGGCCGGCAGGGCCTACCGGCCCGGCCGGGCAGACGGGGCCGGCCGGATCCGGGCCGAGCAGCTTCACGTTTACCGATCAGCTCGGCCGGTCCTACACGTGCACGCCGAATCCGCCCGGCTCGAGCACGTACACGTGCGCCGCTAACTAATCCGCTAGGCCGAAACCTACGCGCCTAGCGACTATAAACGCGCCTAGAATCAGCAACCCTACCGAGTACCTACTCACTCAGGAGATAAAAAATCATGACGCAGATCATCGGATCCGACGTAAGCGGCTATCAGCCGGGGCAGCTCAACGATGCCGGGCTGTCTTTCATCATCAGCAAGGCAACCGAGGGCACGGGCTACGTCAACCCGAACCACGCCGCGCAGATCGCCGAGGCGCGGGCCCTCGGCCTCGGCATCGGGCATTACCACTACATCGACGGCGGCGATCCGATCGCCGAGGCGCGGTTCTTTGTCGCTAACTGTGATTGGCGGCCGGGCGAAATCCTGGCGGCCGACGCCGAGGCACCGTTCACTGACACGTGCACGGATCCCGTCGCTTGGGTCGGCGCGTTCCAAGCCGAAGTGCACCGGCTGACGCACGTCGAGCCGGACACGTACCTGAACTACTCCGAGCGGCACCGGCACAACTGGGGGCCCGTCGCGGCCCGCGGCGGCGGGCTGTGGGATGCCGAGTACAACAGCGTAGGGCCCACGGATTCCGCGCCGTGGCCGTTCGTGTCGATCTGGCAGAACAGCGATAAGAGCCAAACCGGCGGCGATGCTGACGTTTTCATGGGCGATCTGAGCGCGTTCCGCAAGTACGGCACGCCGGCCGGCGTCGCCGCGCCCGTTCCCGTGCGCCCGCCGGCCGCAGCAGTCACGCCGCACCCGGCCGCGCCGGCGCCGAAAAAGTGCACAGTCGTTACCGGCGACTCGCTGAGCGGCATCGCGCTGCAGGTCGGTGTCTCCCTCGGCGCGCTCGAGGCGGTCAACCCGGGGATCAATTACAACGTGATCCACGCCGGGCAGATCCTCAACCTGCCGGCCAACGCGAACCTGTCCAAGCTCACGGGCGCGCCGCGCCCGGCCGCACCCGCTGCGGTGTCCGAGTGCCGCGTCACCGCCGGCGACACGCTGAGCGGCATCGGTGCGCAGTTCGGCGTCGCCTGGCAGACGATCGCGGCCCTCAACGGCCTGCGCGCGCCGTACTCGATCTATCCCGACGAAATCCTGCGGCTGCGCTAATCCGGCGCCGGCCCGAACCGCTCCACACGAAAGGCTAGACAATGATCGTTTTCCATCTTGAGCCCGCGCAGCTGCTGCAGCTGCTCGCCTCGGTAGTGTTCCCGCTGCTGGTCGGGCTGGTCACAACCCGTGACACGCATCCGGGCCGGCGGGCGATCCTGCTCGCCGCGCTCAGCGTCGTGACGGCACTCGCCGCGCAGCTCGCCGACGCGCTCACGCATCCGGGGATCCCGTTCGATCTGTTCGGGGCCCTGCTCGGCGCGCTCGCGTCGTTCCTGATCGCGGTCGGGCTCCACTTTGGGCTCTGGAATCCCCTCGGCGTCGCCGCAGCAGTCCAAAACATCGGATCCGGGCCCGCCGGCGACGCTCTCCCGGCCGAGCAGGCTCCCGCCGGCACCGCGGCACCCGAAGCGCTCCCAACGGCCGCAGACGCGCCCGCAGCCGATCCGGCCGCGCCGCGCCCGCCGGCCGCGCCCGTGGTGATCATCCCGGCACCCGTTCCCGTGGCCGTGCCGGTGATCCACGATCCCGCCGAGACGTTCACGGATCCGAGCCGGCCGGCTCAGTAGATACGCGCTCGCCGGCAGTAATGCCGGCGAGCGGGTAGAGTTACGTCCCGAGGTTACCGATGATCGGATATACGCCGGTTATTTTGTGGGCTGCAGCGGTGTGAAACGCGGCAGCCTGGCGGGCCCGCAGCCCCCCCATCCCGGGCGCCGGTTTTTTTTTTACGCGTTATGG